ATAGGCGGATGCCTCGTTGGTAAACTTGTAGCCCGTCGTGGGCTGCCCCAGCGTCGCGGCGCCCGTCACCCGCTGCTCCGTCGCATGCGGGACGTTGGTCAGGGTGCCGTTGAACATCTGGAGGATACTCAACGATCCGGTGACACTCGGAGCCGCCCGCATCTGGCTGACCACGGGACCGCGCGGATTGCCGTCGCTGGTCTTGATCTGGCCGGGTCCTACGAAGACGGTCGTGATCTGCGCCGGGCCGATGGTGACGCCGTTGCAGGTCAGTCCGCTCGGGATCAGAATGCGCTTGACTGTCGCCATCGCCGCGTTGATCGCCGCGCTATCGTCCGTCGTTCCGTCGCACACCGCCCCGAAATCCAGCAGCGAGAGTTGGTCACCCAGCTTCGACCCAAGCAACCGGTTGACCGACCCGCCCGTGATGGGAACGGTGGGATTTCCGATCGTCTGCGCGCTCGCCGCACCGCACCACGCCAGCCCGGCAATCAGGATCAGGAAACGCATAGGTAATTCCCGTTCAGCCACAGTTTTCCCGCCGAGCCAGGCAACACCGTGGGAAGAAAGGGCACCATCGCCTGGATTGCCAGTATCAAAGCGGCGGGCGCAACGCCGACCGACGCCAGTGCGGCCACGGTCACCTGCTCGCTGGATGCCGCAGCAACGCCAGTCGGGCCGATCGGCGTGACGATGACGAGTTCGGTCCCGACCAGCGCCACGGCCTATTCCTCCTGCGTGCGCCGCGTAACCGGCTTAATCCATCGCGGATCGCACTCGCCGTGCATCAATCTCACACCGTCATGGTCAAGGAAAAGCAATTCGTTGTAGAGCATCAGGCCGAGTTGTTGCTGACCCATGGCGTGGAACGTCGCCTCCGGCTGCGGAAACCCTGTCGGACCACACGCGAACTGCGTGTTGAAAGTGTGGTGATCTTCCAGCAAACGCCATACTTCCCGGCGCCCGACACGATCGGCCAGCACCGCGCGCCAGAACGATTGACGCTCCTGTAACTCCCGTTTGATGCGGTCGCGCGAACGGCGGCCCGCTTTGGGATCGACGAGCTTGGTGGTCTCTGGCGGTAGCTCGGGTGCATCGTCGTCGGTATCGTCGTCGGGGGATGCGGACGGCGTATCGCTCACGCCGCCCACTCCCTCGGCACGATCAGCCCGCTCGGCAATCGAACCTGCATCGGCCGTCCCTGCATTCGGTCCAACCGCTGAGGCTTCGGCAGAATGGCACCAATCCGGCCGGTGCGCTGCGTCTGCATCTCAACGGCCTTCGCGTGCATGCCGCGCATCTGCTCGCCCAGCTTGACGAACAGCGGATGCGCCGCATTGTCGGTCGCCGTGCGCGGGATGGTGCGCAACCATCCGCCAGCGCGCTTGTGGACCTCGGCCATCGCCATGCCAGCACTGAGCCAACGCGCATCGTTGTCGCGGTAGTAGGCCAACTGGCGGCAACAACCTTCCAGCAACGCCAGTTCCTTGCGCAACCGGTCATAGCACGGCCCACGCGAGGGCAGCGTCGCCAGATCGTCGCAGCACTCGGCCGCAATGCGAAACGAAGTTGTCATCTGGTCGATGATCTCGACCTCTGTGACGTGACCGGCCATCAGGCATTCCCCTGCGCCGGTTGCCCCAACAGCATCCCAAGCGCGCCCTGGTTCGGGTTCGTCTGGCTCAACTGTTGCGCCGCCTGCACCGCCGCTGGCGCAATCGCGGCCTGCTGCTGCGCTGCCACCTGCTGCGCACGGATGGCACGCATCTTCTGCACCTCGTCCATCGACCGGATGACTTTCGACGTCACCTGACCATTCTCGGCCATCATCCGCAGCGCTTCGTCCAAGTCGATGTTGTCCAGCGGATCGGGCGCGCCGCTCTCCTTGGCACCCTGCGACATCTGGATCGCCTGCGCAATCACGCCAGCAATCCCGGTGTTCGCTGAGGCGGCTTGCGCGATTTTCATCATCGAAATGCTGTCCACCTTGAGTGGCAACCCGGCCAGTGACGCTGGCATCGGCGGAATGAGCTTGCGCCGCGTGATGATCCCGAGTGCGCGCAACACGGCAGGTTGCGCAACCTCGCTCTCAAACAGGTTGATGAACGGCCCCAACCCCTGCAACCGCTCCAAATCCCGCTTGGTCAGTTCGAGTTCATTGCGCGGCTGCACGCCCTCCATGTTGGTGATCGCCATGAACAGATCGACGAAAAACGCCTTTTCAATGCGTTGCTGAACTTCCTTGATATCCTCAATCATTGGCGACAACGCGGCGGGCGACATCTCAAAAAGCGGCCAGAAGCCCTTCTTTGAGCCATCCGTGTTCGTGTAGGTGATGTGCCCAGGCAGGATCGACGCCGGCTCGTTCTTCATCTCGGCGTTGGCGCCCATTGGCGGCCGGACCAGCTTTTCGATGAACTCGCCTTTGCGCCGCGTCTCAATCTGAAGCTGCTTGGTATCGCCCAGCGCATCCATGCCGGGCGAACGCCCATACGGATCGTTGCTGACCGTGTTCCATCGCGCGACGACAAACGGCGCCTCGTTGAAGCCGCGCCTGGACAATTCCGCGTTGGTCTTGATGCCCTTCAGCCACCAGACCTCGCGGTATTTAAACCGACCTGGCACCACGCGGAACTCGTCCCGTTCGCCTTGCCGCCGCGCCATGGCGAAGTTCGGCTCGATGATCCGCATCACCACGTATTCACGCGCGATCGATCCGCCGCCCTGCGCCCACATCTCGCGAACCTGCGTGGGACAGGCGTCCAGACCGAACATTCCCACGATCTGCTCGACGGTCATGTTCTGCTCTGTGACAAACGTATCGACAGCCATCCGCGCACCAACTGCGAGATAGTATTCGCCCGCGCACGGCGCGTAGCAGCGCAGCACGGTCTCAACGTCCTCGTAGATTGCCATCGGCGCGGAGCCGAACGTCGCGACGTCCTGAAACACCTGCGCCATCGTGTTGTAGAAGTTGCTCTGCGCCAGCACGTAATAGATCATGCGCTCGGCCGTCTCCAGCCAAGTTTTGGCGTCGTCGGCCAGTTCGATCCAATCCACGCCGAGACCAAGTTTGAACCACGGGCGCGTCGGCGGCGTGAGACCGGACCACATGCCAGCAGCGCAGGTTTGCATCGCCAGCGTGGCCGTGCTGTCAACGATAAACTCGTTGATGGTGACGCCGCGGCTCATCGTGTTGGCGGTTATGAGCCAATGATACCGGCGCGGCAGTATTGCGCGGGCCACTTCCGCCCAGTGCGTCCACCAGCTAAATCGCCACGTCCGCAGTGCCGCGTATCGGCTCTCCAACTGCGAGAATATCTCGTCCCAGTTCGCGCCGGGCTTTGCGTCAGTCGCGGACAATACTGCTGGCTGTGCCGCCAGCATGGAAACGGACGATTGCTCGTAGGGCGCGAAGGTGAAATCCACGCCCATCAGTCAGACCCCAGCAGGTTTTTCGTGGCCGTCGTCGGAGCCGCAGCACCCATCGGTCCAGAGGCGAGCGTGCCGTCAAACCCCTGCCCAGCCGCCGCACGCAGTGCTGCCGACGTTTGCGCGCCCGATCCTGTCACGGCCGAATCAGCCGCGGAGGCTGGCGTAGGCGGCGGCGGCGGAGGCGCGGATGGCGCCGGCATTTTGGGCGATCCCATCAGCGACGTCTAACGGAACGGATCGTAAGCATCAAGCGCCGCCTGCAACACACCCCCGCCGCCCGACCACTCGCGGCCCGCAAACGGGTCGTAATGCGCCTGTATTCGCGGCGCTCCACGCTGCGCCACTTTCCGCATCACCGGCTGGGCAAACGTCAGGGCAAACGCATCGCCGTCGTCCGGCGAATAGCCGAGCCTTTCCTTCACCAGGTCCTTCGGTTCCAGCAGCAGCTTGTCGCCACGAAACATATACGTGGTGCGCGTCATCGCAGCCGTCAGTTCCGCCATCCCAGGCGTGGACATCGGCGGCAACTGACCGCCGCCCTTGATCCATTCGGCCGCCGTGAAATACATCTCGGCTCGCTTGTTGGTGTATCGGCCGTCGATTGGCGACGACGAAAACCCCACACCGATGGGCGATCGGCCGAGCAAGCGGAGATTGTCGATCCATCCAGCGCCATAGCCGCCGGTATCATCAACGAAAACGGCATCGGCATCCCATTGTGCCCACTTCGCCGCCACGGCGCCGGCACCCTGCACGCTGTCCAGATTGCGAAAGTGCGACGGCGCAAATGCCACCAACCCCTGACGCGGCCAGATGGCGCTGGCATCATCACCGAACCGAGCGACATCGACGCCCAGGATGCGCGCCGCCGAAGCAATGTCTGCCGGCCGGTAGCTGCGCTGGCTGGCCGCCGTCATATCGTCAGGGCCAAGCAGCGTGTTCATCGACGCGGGCGGGAATTGCCCGAACACGTTGACCATCACCCATGCATTGTCGCGGCCGTATTTCTCGATCTGGTCACGCGCCCAAGCCACCGACACGCGAGACGCGCGCGTGGGGCTATCGGGATCGGCATTGATCTCGACCACGCGCCACAGCCTGCGCTCGGACGTGCAGGCGCGATACAACGGCCCCTCCAAGTGGGTGGGGTTGCCCGCCTGCACGATATGACCCTCCGTGCAACTCGACAGCGCCGCATCAGCGCTCGCCATCACGGCATCGGGAATGCCGCCGCTCTCGTCAATCACGAACAGAATATACTCGGCATGCAGACCGGCCAGCGTATTAGCCTGATCCTGCGCATTGCCGCCTTTTGGCCAGGATCGCGCCGACATCCACCACGTCTCGGGGTGATCCCGCGCAAAAATACGAGTCTTCTGCCACTCGAACGCGGCCTTGAGCAGTTCCGACCGGTGCATCCACGTCGCCATCTCGGTCCACAGGTTGTCGGCCAAGTTGTCGGACGTGATCGACGTGGCCGCAATTTTCGGATGCGGCCGGGTCAGTAAGAAGTTCCAAGCCAGCCAAGCCTCTACCGCGGTTTTCCCGACGCCTTTGCTGGCCTTCATGGCCATGCGCGGCGTATGTGGAAATGCTTCCAGGGCTTCGTGCTGCCAGTGGTCTGGCGTGACGCCGAATAGTTCCTGAACCATCGCCGTGGGGCTTTCGCGCCAACGCTTGATGGCCAGGGCGGCCGTCACTCTGACGCTATCGCCATGCTGGCGGCCACCAGCCCCTCAAGTGTGAGCTTGCCAGAGTGCTCGACGGAGCCGCGATCCTTGAACTTTTCTGGACGACGCCCCTTAAGCATGAACATCATCAGCGTGTCGCTGTATTCGCGGATCGTGCCGCACTGCTCGCCAAGATAAAACACTGGCTTTTCCGTGCCGCGATGCGCTCTGCGCAAAGCCTCGTCTTCCAGCGCGTCAATCCCAAGAACAAGAGCGGCTTCCCAAGCTTTCTCGAACTCAGGATCGTCATTGCGCCAAGCATAGGCTGCTGTTCGGCCAATACCTGCCGCATCGCACGCCTCGCTCACGTTTCCAGACTGCGCGAGCGCCTCCAAAAAGGCTTTCTCGCCTTCTAATGTTCGGATTGTTCTCATTTACGCGCTCATTCCACGTAGTTCCCAGCACCGGCATCGTCCGCTAATTCGGGCGTCAGAGTGTGCCGATACGCTTCCCAAGCGGCAATTCTGCCCGCAGCAATTGAAGCGGGCGAGAACGGGCTGTCCGGATACTTCTCAAACCACCCCGGCGGCCATCCGATGCCCGTGAGCGGCAACGGCTGCGGCTGCGACCGATTGGGCGATTGCGGTTCCGCCGTCTGCCGCTCGCGCCCCAGCGTGACATTCTCCTGCCCGCGCAATTCGCTGCTGCGACACACCCAGATTTCACCCGATCGCAGGATCACCACAAACATCAGATCGTGCTCGACGGAATAATCCAACGCAATGATCGCGTCGCACGCCTGGCCGGATTTGACGTGCCAAAGCGGGATCGGCGGGGTTAGCTGCAGGATCATGCCGCAACTGTATGGCGCGCGCGCGGTTTTTGCAATCACGCGATGCGCCAGACGCGGGTTCCGCCTTCCCATTCGCGGCAGGTGAATTTCACGCCGGGATTGCGCTTGGTATATCCGTTTGCGGCCGCAGACAGGGTTGACGTGCCGACATCCTCCGCAAAAAAGCTGTCTCCGACCTCCATGGTCTTCCAAGGATATTTCGGTGAGCCGCCGGACTTATCCTTAGGAATGCAAATACGCTTGTCGACCTTTTTCATGAGCCGTCATCCGGTTTCAGTTCTCCGACTTTCCTACAATCAGGCAGCGGCGCCGTCAATGGTTCCAAACTGTTACCCACGCGTTACCCGCTACCGTTACCCCTTAAATATATATTTTTCAATAGGATAGAGTACTAGGTATCGGTCGTAACATAATAACACATAAAAATAGCCCCCTATGGAGATTTAAGAGGAAGTCATACATTCGTATGATCTATCCTTCTTCGATCTCTATGGGGGGCTGTATTTTCGGTTACGACGTTACTTCTGTTACGTCATTGATTTTAAAGGAAAAAATTGTTACCGCGCGTTACCGCCTGTTATCTCATTGGAATTGCTGGGAAGTTGGGCGTATTGGCATCCGTATGTATGCGCAAAGAGCGCGATGACAGCCGATTGTAGCGCGTTCGAGCGGCGTGGGAAGCGGTATTTCGGTGTGATGGGGCGACGGCGCGGGGTGTGATCCGGTCGCCGAAAATACGTGCGCGACCGTGCGGAATGTGTTGCGCGCAACCGTGCGACGCGCTACCGTGCGTTTACCGGCGCCTCGCGGATATCAGGGGCGGAGACAGCAGATGGCCTTCTACGGGTTTGAGCATCGGTATGGCGCTAACATGCGGAGCGAGAGCGGCAATTTAATGGGCACGCTTTACGTCTTCCAAACACGCGCTGGGCGTGACACCTGGCTGGCCGATGGCAACGAGTATCAGGACCAGACCGGCGCCCGCACGGCGCTCCGGTCCAGGCATGCCGCCAAGTTCCAGCGCGAGAGCGCGGCAGTCGAGCACGTCAACCCGTAACCCCAACCAGGAGAGGACGTTTGATGACCGAAGAAGATTTTAATAATCGACTGCTGGCTCTGTGCGCTGAAGCACAACACGGCCGGATCGAGGGGTTTGGCAGATGACCGTTTTCCGTGACACAGATGCCGCCGCAGCTTTCGTCGCTTCCGCCGTAATAAGCGCCAGGCTGTTGAACGCTGTAGACATCGCACTTTTCCGCCAGCGCTGCGCGATATCTGAGGCGATTGATGCGCTCAATTCCGCGCTGGACGAAATCCCGGCGCCCGGCACTGGCGCGTCTTGGGCTGATGTGGGTCGCACCGCGATGGCTGCCGATGCGGCTCGGCGGCTGTTGGCGACGCTGCGTGGGGAGGGCTGAGAGATGGCGGATGGGAGACGAAAGATGATCTTCAACGCGATCTACGAGACCGACAACGAGGCCGACGGCGGATTCCGCGTGGTTGAGGCTGCCGACCTTCAGGCCGCAAAACTGGTTCTCAAGGCGCAGATCGAGGCCGAGGGCACGCACGGATACTACCAGCTACGAACCCTTACTGAGACGGATGCGTCTTGGGCTGCGCGGCGCGCGTCGGCATGAGCCCCGATCGCTTCCGCGAATGCCTGCATCTGATCGGATGGTCAGGTCATGATCTAGCTCGCGTCCTGGAAACCGACGAACGGCTCGTGCGCCGATGGGCCTCAGGTGCCCCCCATGCCTGGGGGCGTGGAGATATGGCTGGAAAGGCTTGCCCGCTGCCACGACGACATCCCGCCACCGATGGTGTGGAAAACTTGGTCTCAGTTGTTGAGTGCTAACGCGGCGCATGGCGGCATGAGCGCCGGAAGCCCAAGCGTATCCGCCCAGCCATCCCCCCGCACCTCCGGTCAGCGCTCCCGCGACAGCGAGCGGCGCCGCCGTGCCCGCACGCTGCACCTGCCTGGCGCCGTGCTGGACCAAATCGCGACGGTGCGCGAACGGGACGGGGATGCGTCGTTGGTGGCGTGTGTGACGCGGCTGGTGGCGGAAGCGGTAGCTGACCGCCGAGTAATGCCATGACCACCCTATCCAAGCGCGCCACGCCCCGCCAAGCGTTGATCCTCCGCATGGTCGAGGGGGCGTGCCGCATAATGGATGCGCTGATTTCGCGATATCGGTAGGGTTAGGACATGGGTGATTGGTTCTGGGTGAAAAAGATGATTTGGCATGAAATGAACAAGATCGTCCGTGCGGCCTACATCGAAGGCGTCAAAGACACAGCCGAGGGTGCGGCCATAGACGATGAAACTCTTGAGTTCATGTGGGAATGTTCAGACGCGGCATGCGATCTTCCCGACACCACTCAACCCTCCCCCTCCCCCACGAAATGACCCAGCGGCAGCGATAACGCCCGCGAGCGGTGCTTCCCAAACGCGACCGTCTTCCCTACCTTTTCCGCACCCGGCGCCCGCGCGATCGTCGCCAGCCATCCTGCGCCCCATGAGCGTTTCGCAAACATCTCGCCGAGCGCCTCTGACGTATTGGCGACGTAAACGCGAGCATCCGTGCCCTCGTAGCTCACCCTGATACCGGCACGTGCCAATCCGCGTATCGCATCGTCCATCGCGACCGAGCGGGCGTCAGCGGGCATTCCAGCCGCCAATACGAGCAACTCCCCGATCGGCACATCCTCCGGCCGGTTGTTCGACGGCACAATCCTGAGCGGTTGCTGCACCAGAAACGCAATCGCTCGCTGCCACTCCGGTATCGTCTCGGCGCGGGTCATCGCCTCTTGGACCCACGGAGTGCCCGCAATAAACGCATCGGCTTCTAACGGCGACGCCGCCCGCGTGGACCGCAGCGACCACGCCCCAGCCAGCAGCACCCCGATCGTATCGCCCAGCCGCCGCGATTGCCCGGCCCGCGCGATGGCTTGTGCAAATACCTCGCTGTTTTCGCGTATCACGGGCAATAGCCGCAACGTGCGCGCCAGCAAACCAGCCGGAAACGCAGGGGTCATAATTTCCGCGTGCAGCGCTTTCAAACGGTCAAACGCGGCGGCACGGGCAACGTTGTCGGTTTTGGGAATGAGCGTGAGAATGACCGTCCGGCTCTCGTCGGCCTGCCTGCCGAGATTGAGGTTGATCGACGACAGGAAAAACACGCTCAGGACG